TTCAGTTTTTGGAGGTGAAGAATTGAGTCCTCCTCAATATGGAAAGGTTTTTGTCACTATAAAACCATTTTATGGACCTTATGTGCCAGATTCCATCAAAAATAACCTTAATACTCTTTTGAGGAAGTATTCTGTTGCTGGAATTGTCACTGAAATACTAGATCTCAAATATTTGTATATTGAATCTCATATTAATGCATATTATAACCCTAATTTAGCAGCAGACTCTAGTTCTGTTAAAACTGTAATATTAAACAATATTACTAAGTATGCAGATTCTTCTGAAATGAATAAATATGGAGCAAGATTTAAATATAGTAGATTCCAAACTATTATAGACAATAGTAATGATTCTATAACTTCTAATATCACTAAAATTGAAATTAGAAGAGATATGAAACCTACTTTAAATAGAAATGCAGAATATGAGTTATGTTTTGGTAATTCTTTTTATATAAAGAGTGGTGATGGATATAATATTAAATCATCTGGATTTACTGTATTTGGAATGGCTGATACTGTTTATTTGAGTGATATTCCAACTGACAATAGAGTTGGCAAATTATTTTTGTTTAAATTAGATGGGAGAAATTCTCCAACAGTGGTAACTAGTAATATAGGTACTATTGATTATGAAAGAGCTGAGATTTTATTAAAACCTATTAATATTACAGGAACTTCTAAAAAAGTACAAGATATACCAATTATAGAAATATCTGCATGTCCACAGTCTAATGATGTTGTTGGATTGCAAGATCTTTACTTACAATTGGATATTAATAACAGTACTGTAGATATGGTTGCAGATAGTATCACTTCTGGTGAAAATACTGCAGGTAATCTTTATACAGCAACATCTAGCTATATGGTTGGTAATATAGCTAGATTAACTGAAGAAGAATCTGTAAATACTACCCTAACTTCCTCAGATACATATATCTTAGGGTCTCCTACATCATTACCATATTAAACTTCCCATAAGGATAAATGCTAGAAAATACAAGAGTCAAAATTAGTACAGTTGTAGAGAATCAACTGCCAGATTTTATAAAAGCGGATTTTCCTCTTGCTGGTGAATTTTTAGCACAATATTATACTGCCTTAGAGGGTCAGGGGTCTACTTTAGACGTTTTACAGAATATTGACAAATATATTAAAGTTGATGAACTAACTGACCTTATAGATTCTACATCTTTATCTACTAATGTAGGAATTGCTGATAATACTATAACTGTAGACTCTACCACAGGATTTCCAGATTCTTATGGATTACTTGAGATAGATTCTGAAATTATTACCTATACTGGTGTTACTACTAATACCTTTACTGGATGTTCACGTGGATTTAGTGGAATTACATCATATAGAAATCCTACTAGTCAAGATGAGCTGATTTTTACTAATTCTGGTATTTCTACGCATTCTAGTGGATCAGTAGTTAATAATTTAAGTGTTAGATTTTTACAAGAATTTTTAAAGAAGGTAAAAAAACAAATAAATCCTGGATTTGAAGAAAGATCCTTAGATGATAGCGTAAATGAAAGATTATTTACAAAACAAATAAAAGATTTCTATTCTTCTAAGGGAACTGATCAATCTTTTGAAATTTTATTTAGAGCATTATATGGAGAAGATGTAAATGTTTTAAAACCAAGGGATTATCTTTTTATTCCTTCAAATTCTAATTATAAAGTTTCAAAACAAATTGTAGTAGAGTCTATTGATGGAGATCCAGAAAAACTTATCAATAGAAACTTATTTCAAGATAATGTATTTGGATTTTCCAAAGCTACAGGTGCTATTAGTGACGTAGAAAAAATTATAAGAGATGGTAAATTATATTATAGAATGAGTCTTGATTATAGTCCAGAATCTACTGAGGTGTTTGGAGATTTTTCAATTCATCCTAATACTAAATTAGTAGATCCTATTTCAGTTGGAGCTACAGTTCTAAGTGTGGATTCTACTGTTGGGTTTGGAACTACTGGTAGTTTGGTTGCTAATTTTGGTGATGGAACTTCTAATACTATAAATTATACTTCAAAATCTTTAAATCAGTTTTTTGGATGTTCTGGTGTTAATAGAACTATTGATGCTTCTCAAGATATAGCAATTAACACTCATGCTTATGGATATTCTGGAATAGGAACTGCAGATGTAGTTAAAGTAAGAGTAACAGGGGTTCTTTCTAATTTAGATGTTAATTTTGAAGATAATAGATATAGTGAAATTGGGGATGTTATTGAACCTAAAGGTTTGGGTTCAAATACTGATAATAAAATAATTAAAAGTTTATTTTCTAATATTTCCACAACTTACAATGTAGAATCTATTGAGTTAATTGATAAATCTAACTTTACCTATAAAATTAGTCTTTTTGATTCTCATAATTTTATTATTGGAGATAATGCTCTTATAAACGATATTGAATGCTCTATTATTGCTCTTATAAGTTCAAAAGATGTATTAATTAAAGGTGCTGGTGAATTATCAATTAATACCAATTATAAAATTAAAAAATTATTATCTAAGGCTAATTTAAGTAATTATCCTTCAACTAACATATTTACAGCAAATGTTCAGAACTCTTATTTAGATGATGATGGAAATACTTATATAACTGCACCATCTATTCCAAATTACTTTAATGATGCTCTAGATATTAGGGATACTGATATTTTATTCTCTGGTTCCTTTGATGATAGTGATACTATCAATATACCTAATCATGGACTAATAACTGGAGAAAGAGTAACTTATGTTGCTGGAGATGGTGATAATAAATTAGATATTACTGAAAGTGAGTATTTTGTTAAAAAAGTAGATATTAATAATATTAAAATTGCTAGAAGTAGTGCTAATATCAATAATGATATTTTCCTCTCTTTTTCTGGTGGTGTTAGTAACAATAAGTTTGAGATATCAGAATTTTCTAATAAATCAATACAATCACAAAAATTAATAAGAAAAATACAAAAACCAGTTAAATCAATATCATCATATTCTACTCGAAGCGGAAAAACTGGTATTTTGGTTAATGGTGTAGAAATACTTAATTATAAGTCAAATGATGTTGTTTATTATGGACCTTTAGATGAAATATCAGTAGTTACTCCTGGATCTGGATATGATATATCAAATCCACCTATACTCGATGTTACCGATGGAGTTGGAACTGGATGTTCTGCTTTTTGTGAAGTTGAAGGTAATATTAGTGAAATTGAGGTTTTAGATGGTGGATTTGATTATACTACAACTCCAACTTTAAAAGTAAGTGGTGGAAATGGAAAAGGATGTATAGCAACTCCTAATTTGGTATTGAAGGAACATTCTGTTGAATTTGATACAATAGAAACTGCTGGTTTGGTCAATCTCACAAATAACACAATAGGATTCTCAACTTTTCATAAATTCAGAGATGGTGAACTTGTTTCATATAATACAGAGAAACAAACTGCTATAGCAGGACTAAGCACTAATGCTACTTATTATTGTTGCGTTAAAAACTCTACTACTGTATCTTTACATAAAAATTATTCAGATGCTATAGTAGGAGTTTCTTCTATTAATCTTACTGATTATGGAGTAGGCATTCAAGAATTAAAATGTCAGTCTAAGAAAAGAGTAATTAGTTCTGTCAGTATTGGAAATAGTGGTTCTGGTTATAGAAACAGATTAACTTCAATAACTGCTGCTGGAATTAACACATCTTTGAATACTATTAATATTAAGGGTCATGGATATAAAACAGGAGAGAAAATTAGATATAATGCTAAGGCAACTGCTATTACTGGTCTTTCAGATCTAACTGATTATTATGTAACAAACGTAAATGGAGATTCTTTCAGATTATCTGCTGTTGGTGTAGGTTCTACAGCAACAAATTTCTATTTAAATAATAAGGAATATATTGATTTAAAAGATGGTGGAAGTGGTTATCATGAATTTAATTATCCTCCACTTTCAGTAACAGTATCTGGTAATATTGGAGTTGCTACTTTCTCTGGACAAGACTTTAATGCTGTATTAAAACCCTTAGGAAAAGGTTCTATTCAATCAGTTTATGTGGTTGATGGTGGATCTGGATATGGTGCTCAAAATGTTATTAACTATAATAGACAACCAGAGTTTTCTTTAAAATCTGGTAAGAATGCTCAATTGCTTCCTATAGTATCAGTAGAAGGAAAAATAAAAGAAGTATTAGTATTAAACGCAGGTTCTGAATACAATTCTATTCCAAAACTAGAAATTCTTGGAGAAGGTGTAGGATGTGTTATTGATCCAGTATTGAAAGGTGGATTTATAGATTCTGTTAAAGTAGTTCATAGTGGAATTGGATATACTTCTTCATCAGCAAAAATTAAAGTAACTCCTAATGGAAGTGAAGCTAAATTCTATTCTAATCCAAGAACTTGGACTATTAATACATTTGAAAGATTATTACAAAATGATCAAATCACAACAGATGATGGTGTTATAAGTAGGGGATTAAATTCTGATTATCAATTAGAATATACTCATTTATATTCTCCTAGAAAATTAAGACAATCTACTTATATTAAAAGATCTATAGGTGATAAGGAAGTATTTGTTCCAGATTTATCATTAGAAAATGATATAGAGCAAGATTCTAATTCTCATTCTCCAATTCTTGGATGGTCATATGATGGATCTCCTATCTATGGTCCATATGGATATTCTACTAACTCTGGAGGTTCTATTAAAGTACTTGAGTCTGGATACTCTGTTGCAATATCATCTTATAGACCTAATCCTCTTACATCTAATCAAGAGCAAATATATCCAAATGGATTTTTTGTTGAAGATTATGTTTACAAAACTGATAAAGATTTAGATGAACATAATGGAAGATTCTGTAAGACTCCAGAATATCCAGAAGGAGTGTATGCATATTTTGCTACAATCAATCCTGATGCTCAAGATTCTGAAGGAGCATTTAAAAACTACAGAAGACCTCAATTCCCTTATTTCATAGGTAATTCATATAAGTATCAACCTACAGAATATAATTTCTCTATTACATCAAATCAAGATGATATAGATTTAAATCAAACAAGTTTAGTTAGAAATACTCGTCCTTATAACTTCTTATTTGATAATTCTAGTTATGATTTTCTAGTTAATCCTAATGCTATTAATGAGCAAAAAACATTTGTTACTGATGTTAGTTCTGGATCAGTAAATGATATTGGTATTTCTACTGGAGGATCTGGTTATAGAACAACTGATTATATTGAATTTAATAATTCAGGAACTAGTGGATATCAAGCTAAAGCTAGAGTTAAGTTGGTTGGTGGTAAAACTATAAATCAAATTAGTGTTGCTCGTACAACTTTTACAAATGTTGAATTCATTCCTAGTGAAAATGGCAACACTTATGTTGGATATACTACTATTCCCCATAATTTTTATGAGCAAGAATTTGCTGTTATTAGTGGATTAAGCACAAATGGAATAGGTAATAATATTATTCAAAGTGTAGGAGTAAGAACTGAAACCTTCAAGTTGTTTGAAGAAGTATCTGCTTCTTCTAGTACAGGTATAGTTACTTTCTTTAATATATCAGGAAATGTAAATTCTGATTATATTAAAGCAAATGATGTTTTGGGAATAGGAACTGAAAAAATAAAAGTATTAAATCTTGATGAAGAATTATCTAGAATTAGAGTCATAAGACAATATGATTCTACAGTAGGATCTGCTCATACTGCAAATTCTCTTATATCTCAAAAACCAAGAGATTTATATTTCACTCCACCAGTTAGAAATAATAGTTCTAATTTTAGACTTAATAAAGAATTATATTTTAATCCTGTAGAATCTGTTGCATTAGGTAATGTTTCTGGTGTTGGTATTGGATCTACTTTATTTTTCTCAAATCCAGGAGCAGGTATTAGTGAAGTTTTTGTTCCTACAAAATCAATCTATCTTAAGAATCATGGATTAAGATCTGGGGATACATTAACCTATAAAACTAATGAAGGGACTGCTCTAGGGGTTTCTACTGATGGTACAATGGCGTTTACATTGACCAATGAGCAAACACTATATGCATCTCCATTATCAAAAAATTTAATAGGTATCTCCACTGCTAGAGTAGGTCTAGGTTCTACAGGTTCCTTTGTAGGAATTAATAGTACCAATCTTAATGTCAGTACTTTATATTTTACTGGAATAGGAACAGGATTGTATCATAGTTTTAAAACAAACTATGAAAATGTTTTAACTGGTAAAGTAGAAAAATCTTTAGTTACAGTATCTACTGCTTCAACTCATGGATTGACTAATAAAGACAGTGTATTTTTAAATGTTCTTCCAGGTATTACTACTACAGTAAAAGTAGCATATAATGATTATAATAGAAGATTGGTTATTAATCCTAGAACATTTGTTTCAGGAGATGTTGATGTATCTACCAATACAATAACCATTGCAAGACATGGTTATAGTAATGGTCAAAAGGTTATCTATACAGCTTCTACAGCATCTGGTGGATTATTTAATAATGGAATTTATTTTGTATATGTTGTAGATCTAGATTCTATAAAATTATGTAATGAATATTATCAATCTAGAAAATCTGCACCTATTGTTATTAATATCACTAGTGCTTCTGCTGGTACTATATCTCCTATCAACCCAAATGTTAAAATAGAAAAAGATCAAAAAATATCATTTGATCTATCAGATTCTTCTTTGTCATTTATTAATAATGAAGTGTCATATAGCGCATTTGAATTTAATCTATATGAGGATAGCAACTTAACTAGTAAGTTTGTTACTTCAGGTGAGACTGATGATTTTAATGTTAGTGAATCAGGAAGAATTGGTATAGATGCAAATGCTGCAGTAACCATTAAAAATGTAGAGGAAATTAATAAAGATTTATATTATAATCTAACTCCTATAAATGATACTCTTAACACTGATGTAAAGAAAGAAATTATTAGAGATAGTATTAACAATATTAATCCTAATAGTTTGTCTTTGACAACTAACCCTTTAAATGGTTATCATACAATAGTGGGAGTAGGAACAACTACCTTCTCATTCTCTGCACAAGTTTCTCCACAAAAATTAAATTATGTATCATCTGATGGTAAGTTAACTTATTCTACAGATGCTAATAATGCATATGGACCTATTGAATCTGTATTAATTACGTCTAAAGGATCTGGATATAAGAGTCTACCTGGTATAAGCACTATTATATCTGATTTTGGTGATGGTGCAATTTTAAAACCAAAAAGTAATACTATAGGTAGGATATCAAGTGTAGATATTCAAAATATTGGTTTTGATTATTCTGCAGATAAAACTTTAAGACCACAATCACAACTTCCTCAGTTAGTAGAAGTGGATGCTCTTGCTTCTGTTCTTAAAGTAGGAATTACTTCTGTAGGTAAAAATTATCTATCTTCTCCTGGTTTGGTAGTCTTAGATGGATTGACTAATAAAGTAGTTCCTGATATATCATTGGATTATGAAATAGGAGATAGTGAAGTTACTATTTTAAGGAATAGTAAAGATTTAAATGATGTAGTGCCTAGCATTATACCTACTAGTAATTCTAATGGAATTACAATTAATAATATAGATTATAATGATGGAACTAAAGATGTAACAGTAACTATTGGTGCTAGCTTTAGTGATGCTGCTGATTATCCATTTGAGGTGGGTAAGAAGGTAATGATAGAAGGTGTGAGTGTTGGAGTAGGAAGCACTGGATTGGGATATAATAGTGAAAATTTTGAATATACTTTATTTGAAATTTTAGCAACAGATGCAAATATTGGAGGAACTCTTGGAACTGTAAGATATAATTTAAGTAATGTTATTCCTAGTGGTTCTATTCCAGGAACATTCCAATCAGCACTTTCAGCTGGTAAAATTATTCCAGAAAGTTATTTCCCCATTTTTGATATTGAGTTAGAAGATAATAAATTTGAAATAGGAGAAACTTTAATTAGTGGAAATAAAAAAGGAATTTTACAATCAACCAATAAATTAACTGGAATTCTTAAAGTATCTTCTGCACATACTTTCTTGAAAGGAGAAACTGTCAGTGGTGAATCTTCACAAACAAAAGCAACTATTATTGATGTTGTTTCTTATAATTCTTTATATAATGTAGAATCTTCTTCTATAGTTAAAGAAGGATGGAAAGATAATTCTGGATTTTTAAATGATAATCAACAAAGAATATTTGATAGTGAATATTATCAATATTTTTCATATTCACTTCAGTCTGCAGTTCAATTTACTAAATGGAAGGAAGCAGTTTCTTCTTTAAATCATACTGCAGGATTTAAAAAATTCAGTGATTTGATTGTAAAAAGTGAAGCTGGTGTTGGAGTATCAACAGATCAAGATTCTAGTAAGTTTGAAGTTATAACTGATTTAATTTCAGTGATGGATTTAAATACAGTATTTGATTTTGATTTAGTAAGAGAAAAAACTTTAACAATAGGTTCTAATATCATTTCAGATGAATTGGTTTTTGATACTAAAATTCTTGCTGATTATAGTGAGTCTATAGGTAATAGGGTACTAACAATTGATGATATTAGTAAAGACTTTAATAATAATGCAAGAACAGATGCATTTATGTCTGTTGATAGTTTCAACTTAGCAAGTGTAAGATATAGAAAGTATATTACATTTATTCGTGATAAAAGATTTACTAAAGAAAGGCAGATATTATTAGTTTCTGCACTTCATGATGATACTGGTAATATCTATATTAACCAATATGGTAGAGTTGAAACTAATACTGACTTGGGTGAATTTGGTGGGGATTTAGGTTCCTATGATATGGATATTGCTGGTGATGATGGAAGACTTCTATTCTATCCTAAGAAATTCCAATACAATGATTATAATGTTTCTAATGTTGCTTATAATATTTCCGACAGTGTTGCTGGCGTAGGGTCTACTGGATTTGGTGGTATTGTTAATGTTGTAAGTAGTACTAGTACTATACCTTTAGGAATTACTACACAACATAATATTGTATCCTTCGCTACTACTTACAGAGGATCTAAGATCCTAGTAGCATATGCTGCAAGTGATTCTTCCTATTGGGAGCATGATGAAATAACTTTAGTGCATGATGGCACTAATGTAGATTTAGTAGAATATGGTCAAATTACAACTGAAATGTTAGATGATTCAGGTACTCCTGGTCTTGGTACTTACAGTGCTTATATTGCTGGATCTAGAGTTCATTTAGATCTTCATCCTACAGTATCTACTGCCAGCACATATGTTGCTAATACTATTCATGTTGACTTTGGAAATGCCTCTTCTGCTGGAGTTGGAACTACTTCATTAAAAACTTCTAATTTAGATTCTAGATATACTGCTATATCTGCTAGTGGTTCTCCATCTGCTACTGTAGTGGCACAATATGAAACTGAAACATTTAATGGTGCTTATTATATTGTATGTGTAGAAGATACTACTAATAGTCATTATCAGATATCAGAAGTTATATTAGTAGATGATGGAGTTATTCCATATGTCACTGAATATGCTATTAATCAAACTGTCACTAATTTAGGTGATTTTAGTGGTTCTATTTCTGGAGATTATACAAGTCTAACTTTCACTCCAATAGCAAGTGCTAATATTCAAGTTAGAGTATTCCAAAGTGCTTTAAGATTAGTTGATGATGCAAATGAGAATACTACAATAAATTTAACTAATGCCACTATTGATACTGGTTTTGGTGGTTATACTGCTACTGAAACTGATGTTAAGAGAGCATTTGATCTTACTCATAGACAACGCCCAATCTTTAAGAGAGACTTTGTTGGAAGTGCTGCAACTACAGTTAGCTTAAGTGAAGATACAATTAGATTACCAGAGCATTACTTTGTTACTGGAGAGGAATTATCTTACAGATATACTGGGGCAGGAACTACTTCTGCAATTGAAATTGAAGAACAAGCAATCACTGGATATGGTACTACTGATAAAATGCCTTCTACAGTCTATGCTGTTAAGGTTGATGACTCTACTCTTAGACTTGCAACTTCTGCAGAAAATGCATTGAAGACTAATCCTACTTATTTGGATATTACTGCAGTTGGGGTTGGAACTTCTCATTCATTTACTTCTAAAAAGCAAAACTCAAGATGTATAATAAGTATTGATAATATAGTTCAATCACCAATAGTTGCTACTGCTGTAACTACCACTAATGTTGGTGATATATCTGCAACTGCTGATACCATAGTTATTTCAGGAATTACTTCTATTACTGGTGGTGATCTATTAAAGATTGGTGATGAGATTATGAAGGTAGATTCTGTTGGATTGGGTGCTACTAATAGATTACTTGTAACTAGACCTTGGATGGGAACACAAAAGGCAACATATTCTGATAATACTTTAGTAACTAAGGTAGATGGTAACTATAATATTGTAGATAGCACTGTTAACTTCTTTACTGCTCCTGTAGGATTATCTCCAATATCAACTACAAGTAATGAACCAGATGAGAGGGATTGGGTTGGTATTGCTACCCATTCAACATTTAATGGAAGATCTTTCATGAGATCTGGTATTACTGGTAGTGCTGATGAACCTTATGCTGGTAACTATATCTTTGATGATATTTCTTCTAATTTCACAGGATTAACTACTTCGTTTACTCTTCAATCAGATGGAAGTAATGTAGCAGGATTTTCTACAAATAATGCTCTCATATTAGTCAATCAAATTCCTCAAGGACCACAAAGACGTGGTGGCAGTGTATCTATTGATGGTGATTTTACTTTAATTGAAGGTAAAAATGCTTCTAATGTAGGAATTACTAGTATTCAATTTACAGGTTCTATATCTTCAGTATCATATGATCCTAACACATCTAATGTTCCTTTAGGTGGTGTTATAGTTTCTGTTGGTTCTACTGAAGGATTAGGTTATCAACCATTGGTTGCTGCAGGTGGTACTGCTGTTGTTTCTGGATTGGGTACTATCAGTTCTGTAAGCATAGGAAATAGTGGATCAGGATATAGAACTGGTATTCAGACAGTAGTTAATGTAGGAGTTCAGACATTAAGTACAGGAGCACCTAACATTGAATTTATTGGTACTGCTGCTATCAGTGGTGGTAATATTGTAAGTATTGCTATTACTAATCCTGGTACTGGTTATACATCAACTAATCCACCATTAGTTGTTATAGATGAACCATTATCATATACCAATATGCCTCTATTCTATACTGCATCTTCTGCTGGTGTAGGATCAGAAGCAAGAGCAGATATAGTTGTTGGTTTGGGTGGTAGTGTTATTGATTTTGAAATTACTAATCAAGGATATGGTTATGGTGAGACTCAAAAATTAACCATAGGTGTTGGTGGTGCTGTAGGAATTCCTACCAGTGCTTCATTTACTCCATCTAGACAGTTTGAACTTACTGTTAATGAAACTGTAAGTGATAGTTTTGCTGCATGGACAGTTGGAGACTTCCAAGTTTTAGATACTCTAGATTCACTATTTGATGGAAAAACAACTTCTTTTGCATTGAATTTAAATGGTACTCAACAAACTATTCAATCTAAACCAGGATCTAATATTGATGTTGAGGTTGCTCTATTAGTATTCATCAATGATATTCTTCAAGAACCTGATGTTGGATATACATTTAAAGGTGGTAGTTTTATTACCTTTAAGGAAGCACCTAAGGAAGGTGATACTTCTAAGATTCTTTTCTATAGAGGAACTGGATCTGTAGATGTTAGTAATGTTGATATTTTAGAAACTATTAAGAAGGGGGATGAAGTTAAATTGTATGATCAGCATATTGGATTGGAAGAAAATGATAGAACTGTAACTGTTATCAATGCATCAGATAGTTTAAATACTAACCTATATGCTGGACCTGGTATTACTACTAATGAAACTTTCCAAAGATCTGCAATATGGTCTAGACAAACTGAAGATAAATTTATAGATGGTGCTGCAATTACTAAAGATAGACCTCATTATGAACCATTAATATATCCTAGTACTAATATAATTCAATCTGTAGGTATTGGATCTACTGTTATATTTGTATCTAACATAAGAACTTTCTTTGATAATTCAAAAGAAAATTATACTGGACAAAGTGATATTAGAATTATTTCTCAAGATAGTTTAGTTGGAGCATCTGCTACTGCTTTTGTTTCTGTTGCTGGAACTGTAACTTCATTTGATATTACAAATCCTGGATTTGGATATACTACAGCACCAACTGTTTCTATTGTTATTCCTGTAGGATTATCTACTTCTCAAAGTGCTAGAGCATCTGCAACTATAAGTGGAGTTGGAACTGTAAATGCTATTACAGTTTCTTATGGAGGAACTACTACTGGATTTGCATATACTAACACTGCTGCTCCTGCAGTTTTGATAGGTGAACCTAAATCAATTTCTTCTATTGAAACTATCGAAAATGTATCATACTCAGGTGATTTTGGAATTATATCTGGTATATCTACAACATCTGTTGGTGTAGCATCTACTGGTATTGTATTTGATCTACTCCTTCCAAAGGATTCATTATTCAGAGATGCTCCTACTGTAGGAACTGCTATTACTGTAAGTGGAATATCAACTGGATATTACTTTACAGTTTCTAATTCTAATGTAGGTGCATCAGTAACTTCTCTATATCAAGATGGAACTGTGCTTGGTATAGGAACATCATTCTTAGATAATGTCTATGAGGTTGCTCAAGTTTCTATTGCTCAAACTATGGGTATAGGAATTGGATTGACTTATGTTGCACAAGTTACAGTCAGTGTTCAAGATTTTAATGGATTGACTGGACTAGGACATAGTGAGTTCTTTGGTGAGTATAGTTGGGGAAGAATTGCTACTCCACCTAGAGTATCACCAAAAGTATTTACATCTTATGCTGGTAATTCTAATGGACTAAGTGGAATATCTAGTTCCCCACTAGTGGAAAGAGTGAATCCTTTGAGATACGTAAATTATATCTCATAAATAACTAAAAAAATACGTAAAAATGTCAGCCATTATAACTGATCAACTTAGAATATTGAATGCTAAGAGTTTTGTCTCAGCAGCAACTTCTACTGCCAATTCATATTATTCTTTTGTTGGTTTACCTAATGCTACCAATTATTCATCTACTTGGGATTCAAACCCACCTGCTCCTAAGGACAGTTTTGAGCAAGAAGATGATTATTGGGATACTATGATTGCTTTGAAGAAAGTAACTTCTTCAGATATACGTAGAATGGTTAATAAAAATACTTGGACTTCAGGTATAACTTATGATATGTATAGGGGAGATATTAGTAGAACTAATTTAGCACAACCTTCTGGATCAACTAATTTATATTCTGCAAAATTTTATGTTGTTAATGAAGATTTTAAGGTTTATATTTGTTTGCAAAATGGAACAGACCCAGAAAATACTACAGGAAGACCATCACTAGACCAACCTACATTTACAGATCTTGAACCTAAAGCAGCAGGTGACAGTGGAGATGGTTATATATGGAAATATCTTTATACTATTAAACCAAGTGATATTGCAAAGTTTGATTCAACCAATTTTATACCTGTACCTAATGATTGGGAGACTAGTTCAGATAATGCTGCAGTGAGAGATAATGCATCTAGTAGTGGTCAATTAAAAATAGCAACTATTACTAATAGAGGAGCAGGTATAGGAACTGCTAATAGAACTTATACAGGAGTTCCTATAAATGGTGATGGATCTGGTGCAGAGGCAACTATTGTTATTAATAATGATGCTAAAGTTGAATCTGTTAATATATCAAAAGGTGGATCTGGATACACTTATGGTACTTTAGATTTAACTGCAGGTGGAGTTCCAACTGGTACTACAGTTCCAATTTTCAATGTTATTATTCCTCCTCAAGGTGGACATGGTGCAGATGTTTATAGAGAATTGGGAGCAAGTAATGTTTTAATTTATTCTAAAATTGAAAATGATTCATCTAATCCTGATTTTATCACTGGAAACCAAATTGCTAGAATAGGAATTATAGAAAATCCTCAAGCATATAATTCTACTGCTAATTTAGAGTTATCTAAAGCAAGTTCAGTATATGCTTTAAAATTAATTGGAGCAGGATATACTACTGCCACATTTAATTTAGATGGACAATTCACTCAAACTGTAGGTGTAGGTTCTACAGCAGTGGGAAGAGTTATTTCTTATGATCAAACAACAGGAGTTTTAAAATATTGGCAAGATAAAAGTTTAGTTGGATTTAATAGTGATGGTTCTTTAAAAACAGATCCTACTTATGGATATTCATTGCATAGATTTACTGCATCTCCTGCTAGTGGAGGAAATGTAAATATTGCTAGTAATGAAGGAACATTAGGAATAGACACTAGTTTTGGTGTAGCAGGAAGTCCTGGTATAAGTACCATAATAAATAATAGAACATATTACCTTGGACAGAGTTTTACTCAAGGAGTTTCTAATCCTGAAGTTAAGAAATACTCTGGAAATATAATTTATGTTGATAACAGACCTTCTATCACTAGGTCTGCTAACCAAAGAGAAGATATCAAAGTCATTTTGCAATTCTAAAGACTCATGCCACAGGAAACCAATTTAAACGTCGCACCTTATTATGACGACTTTAATGCAGATGACAAATACTATAAAATATTATTTAAACCAGGATATCCAGTTCAGGCACGAGAACTAACTGGTGTACAATCTGTTCTTCAGGATCAGATTGAAAAGTTTGGAAGTCATATTTTTCAAGAAGGAAGTTCTGTAACTGGTGGAGGAATTAAATTTTCTCCAGCCTATGAGTCTATTAAGATACAGTCATCTAATAAAGGTTTTAACGTTAAAGATTATTTGTCAGAATTAACTGGTAAAACTTTAGTTGGTAGTGAATCTGGAATAAAATTAGAAGTTAAAGCCTATATGGCTGAAATATATTCTGATAATTCTTATGTTATATTTGTAAATTATTTAAATAGTGGTGCTAATAATACTGAAAGGTGTTTATCTGGAGAATCTTTACTTTTAGATGGAGATCCTTTTACTACTAGACAGGGTATAGTTTTTCAACCAGGAGAATCTGTTGCTCAGTTAATGAATGGAGTATCCACTTTTATAGGATGCGCTGCTGTTTTATCTGAAGGTATATATTATGCTAGAGGGTATTTTATTCAAGTTAAAAAACAAACTACGGTATTAAGTCCTTTCATTAATACTGTTAGTGCTAAAGTAGGACTTAGAGTTATAGAAAATATTATAAACTCTGATATAGATAGTTCCTTAACAGATAATGCTGCTGGATATAGTAATTATACTGCTCCTGGTGCTGATAGATTAGCAATAGATTTAAAATTAGAAGCTGTTGATATTAACCAACAATCTACTCCTAATTTTATTGAATTATTGGAAGTAAGAAATGGTGTAGTTGCTTCTACTCAAGATAAATCTAAATATGATGATTTAAGTAAAGAATTTGCTAGAAGGACTTTTGATGAATCTGGTAATTATTATGTTAAACCATTTTCCCTTACTGCAAGAAATACATTAAATAATTTTGAAGGAAATAATGGATTATTTTCTGAAGATCAAAAAACTTATAATAACAATGATCCAAGTGATGATTTAGCATCATATAAGTTTTCACCTGGAAAAGCATATATTGAAGGATATGAAGTTGAAACTATAACTCCTTCTTTCTTAGATTTTAAAAAACCAAGAACTACAAAACTTTTAGAAAACCAAAGTATTAATTATGTCACTGGTCCTACTTTTACTTTAAATAGAGTTTCTGGTGCTCCTCAAATTGGAGTAGGCACAGATTATACTGTTAGTTTAAGAGATCAAAGAGTAGGTGCTGCAGGAACCACTGCCGCTGGTAAGGAAATAGGATTAGCACGTGTATATGATTTTTCATTAGAATCTGGTTCTTATGATGCCTCTAATGCTAATATTAATGAATGGGATATTGCTTTATATGATATTCAACCATATACAGAAGTTGCTTTAAATACTCCTACATCTCTTTCTATTCCAACTCATATTAAAGGTAAATCTAGTGGAGCTACTGGATATTTAAGAAATGCTGTAAGTAGTTCAACTGCAGTTACCATATACAATACTAAAGGAACTTTTATTACTGGTGAGCAGTTTATATTTAATGGAATAGAAAGTGGAAATATTTCTGCAGGAGCAACTGCATATACTACCAGTGATATTAAGTCTATCAATGGTACAGTAAGCACAGCTAGTACCTTTAATGCTGATGTAAAGCAATCTTTATTTGCTAATGTAGGAGAAGTTAATATTAGTGCAGCAACTACTTCAGGAGCATCTTTAGGAATTGCTACAGTTACTAGTGCAGATCCAAGCAAGTTCTTTATTGGAATTGCTACAGTTGGGAATATTGTAGAATATACTAATACTAATATTAGTGGAGTTGAGATACCTTCTTATGCTAGAATTGAAAGTGTTTCTCAAAATTCTTTAACTATTTCAGGAGTTACTACTGTTTCTGGTGTTTGTGAAGGTGGTCTTCCTCAATATTCTATGGCAGGACTTACTACTACTGGTGGTCCTATTAATGTATCTAATTTTAAGATATTAACTTCTCAATTCCAAGCTTCTACTGATAATAATCTATTTACTAGATTACCTAAGAAAAATGTTTCTGATGTAGATTTAACTAATTCTTCATTTACTATAAGAAAACAATTTGATGTTACTATTACTGATAATTCTACTGGAGCTATTGCTAGTGGAAGTGCCTCAGAAACATTTTTACCTTATGATGAAGAAAGATATGTTTTAATCAGAACTGATGGTACAACAGAATCATTATCTACAGATAAGATTAATTTTAATTCAGGTTCTACTGAGATAACTTTTAATGGTTTAGGAGGAAATGGTCCTGCTAAATTAATAGCTACTTTAAGAAAAACAAATGTAAGTGAAAAAATTAAAGAAAAGCAAAAAATAAATGTATTAACTATAGCAAATTCCAAATTAACATCTTCTGGAATTGCAACTGATGGTCTTACTTATGGTACTGTATATGGAACTAGAGTACAAGATGAGGAGATATCATTAAATGTTCCAGATGCTACAAAAATTTATGGAGTATTGGAATCTAATAATCTTAGTGATCCAGTTTTCCCTAGAATGTTATTACGTTCTATTAATAGTGCTACTGCAAAGACTGGTGATTTATTAATAGGGGAAAAATTTATTGGAAATAATAGTAATGCTAAAGGAATATATGTAAGTAAGCAAGATGATTCTACTATCAATTACCTTGCTTTAAATGATTTTACTTTTCAAAATAATGAAACTGTAACTTTTGAAGATTCTTCTATTGAAGCAACAATTTCTTCTACTACATTAGGATCAAATAATATAACAGAAGAGTTTACTTATGATGATGGACAGAGAAGCACCATTTATGATTATGCTAGAATGGTCAGAAAACCTGATTATAATGAACCATCTAGAAGATTATCTATAGTATTTGAATCTGCATACTTTACATCATCTGATGATGGAGATATTACCACAGTTAGTTCATATGATAATTTTGAATATAAAGATTTACCTACCATTAATAAATCTAATGTAAGTGATATATTAGATATTAGACCAAGAGTATCAGATTTTTCTGGAACTTCATATTCTCCATTTGAATTTTTAGGAAGATCATTTACTGCTTCTGGCAATTCTGCTAAGAATATTTTAGCATCTGATGAATCAATATTATTAGATTATTCTTTCTATCTTCCTAGACTTGATAAAGTCTATTTAAATAAAAATGGAACATTCCAATTAGTAAATGGAATTCCAGCAGAAACACCAGAATGGCCAAATGCTGTTGATGGTGCATTAGAAGTTGCTTCTATATCTTTACCTGCATATTTGTATGAAGTTAATGATGTAAATATAAGTTTAGCAAATTATAAGAGATATCAGATGCGTGATATCAATAGGTTGGAGAAAAGAATTGAAAGTTTAGAATTCTATACTTCTCTTTCCTTATTGGAAAAAGATACATTGAATATGCAGGTTACTGATACTGATGGATTGAATAGATTTAAATCTGGATTCTTTGTAGATGATTTTTCCACTACAGATAATCAACTTAAGAAGACTATTGTAAAAAATAGTATTGATTATAAGAATGGAGAACTTAGACCTTCACCTTATACTACTGAACTTGATTTGAAATTAGATGGTAATAGTTTTAATGGAATCAGACAAACTGGTAGGGTATTATCTTTAGATTATGTTAATGTACCTTTTGTTAGAAATCCATATGCAACTAGAACTGAAAGTGTAACACCTTTCCTTATCAACTACTATGGTGGATCTATTTTATTAACTCCATCATCAGATGTATGGGTGGATCAAGTTGTTTTAGATGCTAAACAAGAAGAACTCACAACTTATACTGAAACTAGTGAACAGGTAGAAGCAGGTGGATGGGACCCTGATACTGGATATAGCCCTGTAGTATGGGGTGGATGGGAAACCACTTGGACTGGTTCTAGTAGTGATACTCAAATCAGTTCAAGTAGCGATACCCATTGGGGTGGATGGACAGAAGGAAATGGTTATAGATCAAGAAATAAGTTTAGAACTACTACAACTACATTTAGAACTAATCCAGTAGATATTACTGAAGAAAGAAAAGCAACTAGGTCTATACAAAGAGAAACTTTTAGTACTCAAAATGAAGGTCCAAAAGTACTTAATACTGATATAACTCCATATATGAGATCTAGGAATATAGATTTCTCTTGTAAGGGTTTGAAACCTACTACTAGTGTATTTGGTTTCTTTGATGGGGAAAATATCAATAAGTTTATAGTTCCAAAACTTCTTCAAATTTCTATGGTTACTGGAACTTTCCAAGTTGGAGAGACTGTCATAGGAACTACAAAGGATGGAAAGGAATTAATCAGATTTAGAGCTGCTGTATCTAATCACAAGTTAGGTCCATATGATGATCCTGGTGCAGTATACAATACTAATCCTTATTATTCATCTACTCCTCTCAGAAGAGGAACTGTTTTAATTGATACAATATTACCTACATCAGCAGATGGTGGAGTATCATCAGAAACTATTCTAGTTCCAGCAGAATATTCTTCAACATCTAACCTTTTGAATGTTGACACATTAAGTTTATCAGATAAGTCTGAAAATACTTATCATGGATATGTAGAAGCAGGTCTTAAATTAGTTGGACAATCTTCTAGTGCTCAAGCAACTATTAGTGCAGTTAATTTAAGAACTGATACTTTAGGATCAGTAAGAGGATCTTTCTTTATACCTAATCCTAATGATATAACTACACCCAAATTTGAAGCTGGTAAAAAGGTCTTTAGACTTACTAGCAGTAGCACTAATAGTCAATCTGCAACTGATGTAGGTACTGATGCTTCTCAAGTATTTGATGCATCTGGTTCTATTGAAACAGTTCAGTCTACTATTATTAGTGTTAGGAATATCAACACTCACACTCAAATACAGACTGAGAGTAGAAGTAGCACTAGTGGTGGAGGATCTACTTACACTACAACTGATACACAACAGATAGGTTCAGATAGTCAAGATTACACACCACCTCAGACTCAGCATTGGCAGGAAGTTTACACTGCTCCTGGTGTAGTAGCACAAGTAACAGTTACTGATTCTGGCACAGATATTATCTATGCTAATGAATATGGTAAGGAGACTGTTAATACTCAGGAAGTAATTGAACAGCAAAATCTAACAGTATATGATAACTATACTGATTTTGAAAATGCAAGAGTTGATGCTGGTGGTATTCTAACAAACGTAAGTGAAGATACTAATACAGGAACTGGTAGAATAGTAGCATTTGTTGAACCTGAGACTTTAAGTCCTATTGAGCAAGCTTATGTAGATATATTGGGTAGAGGACCTGATGCTGGTGGAGCAGCATATTGGGCTGGTGAGATTGATTCTAGTAAGAGTGAAGCAGAACAGTATGCTGATATGGTTGCTCATCTAGAGTATTCTGCAGAAGGAAGTGCAAAAGAAGAGCAAGGAGATGATTGGGAGGGAGTTAATTCATTCTTTGAAGGTAAGAACCATCCTTCCTTTAAAAATGGAGCTTTATGTGCTAATAAAACAGACCCTCTCGCTCAAACTTTCTTTGTAGAAAATAATGTTGGAGTCTTTATTAGTAGAATAGATTTATACATGGCAACCAAAGATGAAACATTGCCATTGATAGTTCAGTTAAGAACAGTAAAACTTGGATTACCAACAGATGAAGTTATTCCTTTTGGTGAAACAATACTAGAACCAGAGAATGTTTTCTTATCTGATAACTCTACTGTAGTTACACCTGTTATATTCCCAAGTCCAGTTTACCTATCTCCAGGCCAAACTTATGCTGTTGTTCTTCTTTCAGTAAGTTCTAACTACAGCACTTGGATATCTAGAGTAGGAGAAGTTGATGTATTGACAGTTAATGCTCCTGAATCTGAGCAACTACTTATATCTTCACAACCTACATTAGGTTCTTTATTCAAATCACAAAATGGTGAGACTTGGAACCCAAGTCAGTGGGAAGATCTTAAATTTACTCTCTATAGAGCTCAGTTTGCTCCAAATCAAGGAACTGTTAACTTTACAAATCCAAGTCTGTTTAGTTACTCTGATGATATCAATGCTTTACGTAAGGATTCATTAAAAATATCTTCTAATAGGGTAAGGATTGGATTTAACACTACTATATCTGATTCTACAGTAGCTATTGGGTATACAATTTCTCAATATGGTAGCAATGCCACAGGTAATTATGTGGGTTCAGCAGGAACTGCAAGTGGTAATTTAACTATTACAAATGCTGGTGTTGGATATACTCCTTCTTCTGGTAATACTACATATCATCATGTTCCTATGGTTACTAAGACTGGAACTGGAAGAAATGGAACATTGAACATGACCATAACCAATGGAGTAGCAGTTGCAGCAACTGTTGCTAATGGTGGTAGTGGATATTCTGTAGGTGATGTAGTTGGAGTAAATACTGTAGGATTTAGTTCTTTAGGAAGAGATATTAAGTTTACTATTGCAACTCTTGGTGGAGTTAATGAATATATTCTTGATAATGTTCAAGGTGATTTCTTAACTGGTGTAGGCAAATCAATTCAATATATTGCAGGAGCTGGTGCTACTGATCTTAATGGTCAAGCTGGTGGAAATGTATTCTTATCAGGAACCCCTGTAGATACTACAGATGGACTTCATATCAGGGTTAATCAAAAGAATCATGGTATGCATACTAATCAAGATGTAGTAACATTTACAGATGTTCAATCTGATGTTACTCCTACTAAGTTATCAGCAGATTATGATTCAACATCTACAGGTTCTATCATACTTGATGATGCTAGTGATTTTGCATCCTTTGAGAATGTAGGTGTTGGTTCAACAAACTTAGGATATATTAAAGTTGGTTCTGAGATTCTTTCTTACAGTGGAGTAACTAACAACACTTTAACTGGAGTTTCTAGAGGGGTAGATTCTACTAAAACTTTATCTCATGATTTAGGAGACTATGCTCATAAGTATGAATTGAATGGAATATCTTTGAGAAGGATTAATACTGATCATAATCTTTCAGATGCATCTGTTACAAATGCTCAAGGATTAGATTATTATAATGTGAAAATTGATACTTCAACTAATGGAGTCAATAGATCAGTAGGAACAAGTTTACCAATTCTTCACTTTAATCAGACTAAATCCACTGGTGGGCAAGGTGTTTATGCTACTGATAACATACCATTTGAAATTGTAACTCCTATAGTTCAAAATATTACACCTACTGGTACTAATATTTCTGGTCAAATAAGGACTATCACAGGATCTAGTATTGATGGATCAGAAGTTCCTTATCAAGATAAGGGATTTGAAGAGATTAGTTTGACTACTAATAACTACATGTCTAGTCCTAGAATGATTGCTTCTAGAATTAATGAGACCACTTCATTACCTAATCTACCAGATAATAAATCATTCACATTAAGTCTATCTTTACAAAGTAGCAATCCTGCAATTTCTCCAATAGTTGATTTGGATAGAGTTGCAATGATATTTACTTCAAATAGACTTAACAATCCAGTAACAAATTACATTACAGACAATAGAGTTAATAGTCTTAAAGATGATCCTCATGCATTTGTTTATGCATCTCAACCAGTTCAATTAGAAAATGGTTCTACATCTCTTAAGATTCATTTAGAAGCTCATATCAATACCACTAGTGATATTAGAGCATTCTATGCATTAATAGAAGATCCAAATGAGGAATTAGTTTATCAACCTTTCCCTGGTTATGATAATTTACTATCTACAGGACAGGTTATAGATCCAGCAAAAAATAGTGGACTTCCTGATAAGTTAACTGCTAAAACAGATGTTATAGCATATACTTCTGATCAGGTGATATGGAATGATTATGAATTTAGTATTGACAATCTTCCAACATTTAGAAACTTTAGTATCAAACTTGTTGGAAGTGGTACTAATCAAGCACAACCACCTAGAATGAAAAACCTAAGAGTTCTTGCTCTTGCATAATATGAAACATACAAATGTAAAAGGTCATGTTGACTTAGTTCGTGATAATAGCACAGGTGCTATCTTAAATAATGATACAAGTCAGTATAACCAATACCTAGCTCTTCGTGCTAAAAGAAAGCAAGGAACAGATAGGATAGATAATATGGAGGATGATTTAAAATCCTTAAAGGATGATATAAATGAAATCAAAACTTTACTAAAAGCACTATCTAATGGCTAAAAACACTCTTACTTTTGACCCCAGTTCAGGTGTAGCCTATGGTGTCAATCTCACCATTAATACAGGAGCAGATTTGGATGCTGACTACACTGTGGTTGGTACATCTGGTACTGCTTTTGACTTTACTGGATATACTGGTTCTGCTCAACTTGCTAAGAGTGTAGCAATAGGTTCTTCTGCATATGCTTTAAAAACATTTGAAGTTGGATTTACTAGTGCTAAGAGTGGAGAATTTAGGTTATCATTAGGTTCTACTGCTACTAGAACTTTAAAAGAAGGTAGATATGTATATGATGTTTTAATAGGGTCTGGGTCTTCAGTTTATAGAATAGTATCAGGAGATGTGTTAG